CTTGGCTACGACATGCAGGCCACCGGCGGCAGGTCTCATTGGTTCGGCGAGCATGCCTGGCTCGACGGCGGCCGGGTTCGCGATCATTGGCACCGCTGGCTGTGGCGCTATGAAACGGTAGCCGAGGACGCCAAGGAAATGGGAGTCGAGATCATCAATGCCACGCGCGAGACCGCGCTGACATGTTTCCCAAGAAAACCGCTGTCATCCTTGCTACCGGCCCGTCTTTGACGCCGGCTGTTCTGGACGCCGCGCGCCGCGGCCAGGCGCAGGGCCAGTGGTCGGTATATGGCATGAACCGCCTGTGGCGGGACTTCCCGACGCTCGATGTATTCCTGTCGTGCAATCCGGAATTCTACGATTGCGAATGGGAACGCGGCCTCAAGGATATACCCGCCGAGAAGTGGACTTGGGACGCGAACACCGCGAGCAAGTATGGCATCCGCCATATTCGTGGCAAGTGGGCCGACGGTTTCAGTCACGATCCGCGCTTCATCCATTACGGGCACAGCTCCGGCTTTCAATTGCCGCAGCTCGCCTATCATGCTGGGTTCCGTCGGCTGCTGCTGTGCGGCTATGACATGCATTTCGCCGCCGACTACGACGGCAAAAACGAACGCATCGGGTCACGGCCTCGGCACTACTTCGGCGAATACGAGGACGAGCAGCTGCAACACTGGCCCTCGGTGAAAGTAAAGGACGGTGTGTTCGTGGAGCTCATCGAGCAGTTCGAAAAGGTCAAGCGCCTGAACCCGGACGTCGAGATCATCAACTGCTCACCTGGCAGCGCCATGCAGTGCTTCCCGTTCGCTGATTTGGAGTCTTATGTCTGACATCGTGACCGACATCGAGAAATTCAAGAAGGGATGGCGTGGCGGCCTGCCGGAGACCCCGTGCGGCTATGGCTCTACGCTAGAGGCCACCAAGGCCCAGCGCGAGTGGATTCCGAAGATCATCAAGAAGTACCACATCAAGACCATCGTGGACGTCGGTGCTGGCGACCTGCATTGGTTCCCGCAGATGAAACTGCCGCGCAGCGTGCGGGTGCTGCATTGCGACGTCTACCCGCGCACGCCGGAGGTCGTCGAGTTCGACCTGCTCAAGGAAGCGCCGCCGCCGGCCGATATGATCCTGTGCCTGTGGGTGCTGAACCATTTCGACATCGAGTCATGCCGGCTGGCGCTCGCGAACCTCAAGGCGAGCGGCTCGAAGTACCTTATGATGACAGACCGGCCGGTGTGGCATCACGAGCAGCCGCCGGAAATCGTCATGGAGCACGTCGAGGAACTGAAGCTGAACCAGAAGGGCGACCGGATCATTCTGTGCCCGCTTTAACGGTCTGGGCAGTCTGCGTCGGACCAAAATATCACCCTGCTTACGTGTTCGCCCTGCGCGACGCAGTCGCCGAGCACCTGACGGTCCCGCACGAGTTCAAGTGCATCACGGATCGGCAGCTACCAGGAGTCAACACCGTCGCCCCGGTGCTGGATTACCCCGGCTGGTGGTCGAAGCTGAACCTGTTCGCGCTCGCGACCGGCCCGAGCCTGTATTTCGACCTCGATGTGGCCATCGTCGGCAACCTCGATTATCTGGCCGACTACGCGGCGCATGAGTTCGCGGCGCCCCCCAACTGGGCGCGCTCCGGCCACGGAGGTATTCAATCGTCGGTGATGGCGTGGCGCGGCAACTGGACCGCGCCGATTGACAGGATTCGCCACGAGTGGCCGCAGCGGGAGACCGACAGCGACGGTTATACGATGCTCGGCGGCAAGAAGTTCTGGGGCGATCAGGAATATCTCTGGGACCTGCTCGGTGACCGGTGGGTGCGGATCCCGCGTGTGTGCAGCTACAAGTACCATGTCGCGCCGCAGCAGAAAATTCCAGACGACGCCAGCGTGGTGGTGTTTCACGGGGAACCGAAAAACCTGGACGTGAAGGACGAATGCATATTGCCTTTCACTGCAACCCTGCGCAGGCACATCAGCGCGAGCACGCCGAATGGCTTGCCGCTGGACTCAAACGCCACGGCCTGACGCTAACGGTCACCCCGGACCGGCACGCCGCAGCTGATCTGCATATCATTTCTGGCCCGCACTACGCGAAGTCGATTTGGCTGAATCATCCGCGGGTGATATGGCTTGATCGCGCCTATTACCACGAGGAAAAATCCGGGCGCTGGAAAAGCATGGACTGGGTCAGCCTCGGCTGGCTGCGCGCCGACGGCGGCCGGGATTTCCGCACCGGCGCCGGACGTTCCGCGCCGCAGATCGAAGACAAGCCGGAAACCGGCGGGAGCATCTTCCTCGCCGACTACGGCGGGCCGATCGAGCCGGCCGACACCGTGCGCCGCCATCCGGCCGAAGAAGCACCACAGGAGACCTTGCGCGAGGCATTGCGCCGGCATCGTTTGGCCATCGGTTACCAGACCACGGCGCTGGTCACTGCTGCGCTGGCTGGTCTCGATTTCATCTGCAAGGACCCGCGCAACATCCTTTGGGAAGAAAACTGGATCGAGCTGTTGCCTTACGCCGACTGGCACTGGTCGGAAATCGAATCTGGCGAGGCCTGGGAGCACCTGAATGCTGCATCATGACCACAGCCAGGTAACGGTGGCGCCGGCGAGCGAGCCGGTCACGCTGGCCGAGGCCAAGGCGCATCTGCGTGTCAACCACGCCAATGATGATGCGTCGATCGACGGCCTTATTGTCGCAGCCAGGGAATGGGTGGAAGCTTTCACCGGTCGATCGCTCGTCACCCAGACGCGCACCTACGTGCTGGATGGGTTTCCGGTAGAAGATGATTTCATCGCATTGCCGGGATCTCCGATCCAGTCTGTCACCTTGGTAAGTTACGTCGACGCCGCCGGTGCCACCCAGACCTGGGGCGCCGCCAACTATGTGGTGGATAGCACGGCAGACCCGGGCGGCATCTTCCTGGCCTATGGCGCCAGCTGGCCGGATACCCGCGACCAGCGCCATGCCGTGACGATTACCTACGTGGCCGGCTACACGATCGTTCCGCAGCGCATCAAGCAGGCGATGTTGCTCATCATCGGCGAGCTATACGCCCGCCGCGAGCTCGCCATCGTCGGCGCCGCCATCAACGAGGTGCCGTTCGCGGTACAGGCGCTACTGACACCATTCCGACTGGTCTATCTCTGATGCGTGCCGGTGAAATGGACCGGCTGGTGATCATCGAGACGCCAACCGAAGGCATAGACGACTATGGCGGCGCTACCCTCACCTGGGCGACGTTCGCCGAAGTATGGGCATCGAAGCGTCCGGCACGGGCCGGCGAGGGTTTATCGGCTGAGCGCATCGCCGCGCAGGACGAGAATGTCTGGCGCCTTCACTGGATCGACGGCGTGACCTACAAGATGCGCATCAACGAGGATGGCACCTATCACGACATCGTCGGCAAGATCGAGATCGGCCGGCGCGAAGGCATTGAATTGACCACCCGACTGCATCAGGCGACTTGACCATGCCGGAACAGGTCCATATCCGGGGCGCCCGCGAGATGGAACAGGTGCTCCAGCAGTTGCCGGACTACATCGCCAAGCGCGTCGTCAATGGTGCATTGCGCAAAGGTGCGGCGGTGGTCTTGGATGCCGCCCGGGCCCGGGCGCCGGTGGGACAGGAATCCAAAGGCCGGGTGCGTTTGCGCGTCACCAAGAAAGGCAAGGTCAGCGTCAGCAATTACGGCAAGCTGAAGCTCAACCTGCGCATCGTTAATATCCCGCCGAGCAAGACCAGCCACAGTGCGGCGGTGGCGGTCAGCGTCGGCAAGGCATTCTGGGGGCTGTTCGTTGAGTTTGGCACGCGCTTCATGCGCGCGCGCCCATTCATGCGCCCGGCCTTCGAGTCCACCAAATACCAGGCGCTCGATGTAATTGGCAAAGCCCTCGGCGAGGGAATCGAAAAAGCGGCGGTGAAGCTGGCCGGGCCGTTGGCCAAAAGTGGACTGAAGCGATGAGAATTTCCGTGCTGGATGGCGATCCTGGTTTCAATCCAGAGCTCGCGCGGCGCGTGCGCGTGCTGTTGGACGGCGAGGACATCACCACGAATTGCATGACCGCCGATGAGGAAAGCGGCACGGCATTGATTTATGTGCGTGATCCTGCCGGTCGCATTCTCTTAACCGGCCACGGCCAGCCAGCGCGCCTCATAGTGCGCGGCGCCGTTTCCATCCACCCGCTGCAATGAGCGTCGAGACGGTATTGGTCACCCGCGCCAATGGCTATGCGGGTCTGACGGCATTGATCAGTACCCGGTTCTATTACCAGCAGTTGCCGCAGAATCCGACGCTGCCGGC